AAATTTGGATAAAAAGAGAAGGAGAAATACTTCTTTGGAAAGAGTTCAACTCTAATATGCCAGTATCAATTGAATATAATATAAACTTTTAATGAGGTCACCTTTTTATTTTATCGTTAAACCACTTGATGATAAAAGATATACCAACACTAAAAATATTGATGGTATGGATTTTATTACAAGCACTTCTGAAGAAAACCATAAAGCTTCTAACAGACAAGGCGTGGTTGTGGCCACACCTCTTGGATATGATGGAGAAATAGAGGTAGGAGATTTACTTTTAGTACATCACAATGTTTTTAAGTTTTACAATGATATGAAGGGTAGGCAGAAAAGCGGTAAGAGTTTTTTTAAAGACAATTTGTTTTTTATAGAACAAGACCAGTTTTTTATGTACAAGCATAATGACCATTGGGTTTGTCACGATAGATATTGTTTTGTAAAACCTGTCCCTGTAGAAGAATCGTTTATAATGAAGCTTGGAAAAGAAGAGCCATTAATTGGTATTATGAAATATGCAAATAAATATTTATCTTCTCAAGGTGTAAATCCTGGAGACAGGATATCTTTTAAACCTGAGAGTGAGTATGAGTTTACAGTTGACGATGAAAAATTATATAGAATGTATGACCATCAAATAACAATCAAGTTATGAACTCAGAAGAGTTAAAAAAAGAAATTATACACGCAGGTCGTAGAGCTGTAGAGCAATTAATTAAAGTTGCAAAAGAAGACATTATTAAACCTGACCCTGATGATGAGTTGGCGGCAGATAGATTAAAGAACGCAGCAGCAACTAAAAAGCTTGCTATATTTGATGCGTTTGAGATATTAAATAAAATAGATGTTGAGGAGGAAGTAATTAACTCTGGAGGACAGGTAGATAAAACAAATACAAAACAAGGGTTTGCAGAACGAAGGTCAAAATAAATTATATCACGTAATTAAAGATTACATTCCAAGGTCTGTTCTAACAAAAAAGAATAGAGCGAAGACGTGGTTGTATGGGTATAGTGAAAAGTATGATGTTGTTGTTATATCAAAAAATGGAACAATAGGTCAGATAATAAATATAAACGGTCTGGCTATAGCACTCCCTCAAGAACCAAAGGAGTTGTTTAAACGTTCTAATAAAAAAGAAGAGCAGTACTGGGAAAGACAAGAGCTACCTAGAGATTTATCAAGAATCAATTCTATATTTCAGTGGAACGACAGGCCTTCATTATTTAAAAACAAATGGGTTGATTATATAGAGTCTGAGTTTGATAGAAGAGAGTTGGGGTTTTGGTTTTACAACAATGGTAAAGCAACATATATGACAGGCTCTCATTATATGTATCTGCAGTGGACAAGTATTGATGTAGGGTATCCAGATTTTAGAGAAGCTAATAGAATATTCTTTTTATACTGGGAGGCTTGTAAGGCAGACAAAAGGTGTTTTGGAATGGACTATCTTAAAATAAGACGTTCAGGGTTTTCTTTTATGGGGTCATCAGAATGTGTAAACACAGGAACGCTAGCTAGAGATTCAAGAGTAGGAATACTATCCAAGACTGGTTCGGATGCTAAAAAAATGTTTACTGATAAAGTTGTTCCTATTGCTAATAGACTCCCATTCTTTTTTAAACCTATACAAGATGGTATGGATAAACCAAAAACTGAATTAGCCTTCAGAGTTCCTGCGTCCAAGATAACTAAGAAGAACATGCACGAGGTGATGGATGAAGAATTAACAGGTCTTGACACTACAATTGACTGGAAGAATACAGACGACAACTCTTATGATGGTGAAAAGCTTTTACTTTTAGTACACGATGAATCAGGTAAGTGGCTTAAACCAAACAATATTCAGAACAACTGGCGTGTAACAAAGACTTGTTTAAGATTGGGTAGTAAGATAATCGGTAAGTGTATGATGGGGTCTACTTCAAATGCTCTAAGTAAAGGTGGTGAGAATTTTAAAAAATTATTTGAGGATTCAGATTTGAAGACTCGTAATGCAAATGGTCAAACTAAATCTGGACTGTATTCACTTTTTATTCCAATGGAATGGAACATGGAAGGATTTATAGATAGGTTTGGTATGCCAGTGTTTAGAGCTCCAGATAAAAAAATAAAAGGTGTGGATGGTGAATGGATTACAAATGGAGCAATCGATTACTGGGAAGCAGAAGTAGATTCGTTAAGGAAAGACGCTGATGCTTTGAATGAATTTTACAGACAGTTTCCTAGAACAGAATCACACGCATTTAGAGATGAAAGTAAATCTTCTTTATTTAACCTTACTAAAATTTACCAGCAGATAGATTACAATGATTCACTTATTATGGAGCATCATGTAACTAGAGGTAGATTCTATTGGAAGGATGGTGTAAAAGATTCAGAGGTTATATGGACTCCTGACTCAAGGGGTAGATTTAAAGTTTCTTGGACACCTAAAAAAGGTATTAATAATAGAAAAATTCAAAAGCATGGAATATTTTTTCCAGCCAATGAACATATAGGAGCGTTTGGTTGTGACTCTTATGATATATCTGGAACAGTTGGAGGTGGAGGTTCTAATGGAGCATTACACGGTTTAACTAAATATAATATGGATGAAGCTCCAAGTAATGAGTTTTTCTTAGAATATGTAGCAAGGCCACAAACAGCGGAGATATTTTTTGAAGAAGTATTGATGGCTTGTGTTTTTTATGGTATGCCAATTCTTGTAGAGAATAATAAACCAAGGCTTTTGTATCATTTTAAAAACAGAGGTTATAGAGGGTTTAGTATGAATAGACCTGATAAGCATTACAATAAACTTTCTAAAACAGAAAAAGAACTTGGAGGTATACCAAATACTTCGGAGGATGTAAAACAATCACACGCTGCTGCCATAGAGTCTTATATTGAAAAGCATGTAGGTATAGATTTAGAAGGAGTTCATCGTGCTGGAGATGAGATGGGTAATGTTTATTTTACAAGAACGCTTGAGGATTGGGCAAGGTTTGATATTAGCGCAAGAACAAAGTTTGATGCAAGTATAAGTTCAGGTTTAGCTATTATGGCAAATCAAAAGAATGTGTACTTGCCTCAGAAAAAAGAATCAAAAATAAGTCTTAACTTTGCAACATATAATAATAAAGGAACATTAAGTGAATTAATTAGATGAAAGAGGTAAACATAAACATTTCATCTGTAGGATTCCCTAGTCAATTCGTATCTGATGCTGAGAAAGCAACTGATGAGTTTGGATTACAAATAGGACAGGCTATTCAATATGAATGGTTTCGTAAAGATTCTAACGGATGTAGATACTATAGTCAGTGGAGGGACTTTAACAGATTACGCCTATATGCAAGAGGTGAACAATCCATAGCAAAATATAAAAATGAATTAGCCGTTGACGGTGATTTATCTTATTTAAATTTAGACTGGACTCCAGTTCCTATTATTCCAAAGTTTGTAGACATTGTTGTAAATGGAATGTCTGATAGATTGTTTAAGGTAAAAGCCTACGCACAAGATGCAATTTCACAAGAAAAAAGAAGTAAGTTTCAAAATATGATACAAGGGCAAATGGATGCAAAAGAAGCTTTAACTATTATTCAAGATGGAACTGGCTTCAATCCATTTACAATGAATCCAGATGATTTACCAGCGAGTGATGAAGAGTTGTCGTTGTATATGAATTTAAATTATAAGCCTGCTATAGAGATTGCTGAAGAAGAGGCGATTGACACAATGTTTGCTGAGAATCATTATGACGATATACGTAAACGTTTGGATTACGACATGATGGTAACTGGGATGGGTGTTGCTAAACATGAGTTCTTACCTGGTTCAGGTGTAAATGTTTCTTATGTAGACCCTGCTAATGTAGTTTATAGTTATACAGAAGACCCTCACTTTAAAGATTGTTTTTATTGGGGTGAAATTAAAACAGTACCAATTGCAGAGTTAATGAAAATTGACCCTACTCTTACAAATGATGATTTAGATACAATTTCTAAATACAGTCAGAGTTGGTATGATTACTTTAATACAGCACAGTTTTACGAAAACGATATATTCTATCGTGATACTTGTACGTTGATGTACTTTAATTATAAAACCACTAAAAAGATGGTTTATAAGAAAAAGGTAAAAGATAATGGAAACATTAGTATGATAGAAAAGGATGAAGGTTTTAATCCACCAGATGAAATGATGGAGGAAAACAATTTTGAAAAAGTAGAAAAGACAATTGATGTTTGGTATGATGGTGTTATGGTTATGGGTACAAACATAATTTTAAAATGGGAGCTTGCTAAGAATATGGTAAGACCTAAGTCGTCATCTCAGCACGCAATACCTAATTATGTAGCAGTTGCGCCAAGGATGTATAAAGGTGTAATTGAATCACTAGTAAGAAGAATGATTCCGTATGCTGATTTAATTCAGATGACTCATTTAAAATTACAACAAGTAATTGCTCGTACAGTGCCAGACGGTGTATATATAGATGCAGATGGTTTAAATGAAGTAGACTTAGGAACGGGAGCAGCTTATAATCCAGAAGACGCTTTGCGTTTATATTTCCAAACAGGTTCTGTAATAGGTAGAAGTTATACACAAGAAGGAGATTACAATCAAGGTAAAATTCCAATACAGCAGCTCACAAGCAATTCAGGAGCGTCTAAGACACAAATGTTGATTGCTAATCTAAATCATTACTTAGACATGATACGTGCTGTAACAGGCTTAAATGAAGCGAGAGACGGTACAATTGCTAACTCCGATGCTTTAGTAGGTGTTCAAAAGTTAGCAGCATTAAGTTCTAATACCGCTACTCGTCATATATTAGATGGAAGTCTTTACATATATAGAACGTTAGCTGAAGCGCTGACTTACAGGGTAGCGGATATTTTAGAATATGCAGATTTTAAAGAAGACTTTATAAATAAAATAGGAAAATACAATGTTGGTATACTTGGAGAAATATCTGATTTATATATATATGACTTTGGAGTCTTTATTGAGTTGTCTCCAGACGAAGAACAAAAGGCTATGCTTGAGCAGAATATTCAAATGGCATTATCAAAAAATGATATTAATCTGGAGGATGCTATTGATATACGTGAAATTAAAAATCTTAAACTTGCAAACCAGTTACTTAAAGTAAAGCGTAAAGCTAAGCAAGAGCAGGATGAGCAAAGAGACATGAAGAAGCAGGCTATGATAAATCAGCAACAACTTCAGTCTCAACAAATGAAAGCTCAAATGGATGCTCAAAAAGTTCAAATGGAAATGGAGGCTAAGATTAAATATAGAGAAGCAGATATACAATTTGAAATTCAAAAACAAGCAGCTGAAGCAGAATTAAAAGCTCAGTTAATGCAAAAAGAGTTTCAATACAGTATGCAGCTTCAAGGTATGACGCAAGAGCAATTAGGTATGAGAGAAAACGCTAAAGAAAAAGCTAAAAGCGACAGAATTAGTCAACAAAGTACAGAGCAGTCTGAACTTATCAATCAAAGAAAAAACAATTTACCTCCTAAGAATTTTGAGTCTAATGAAGACTCCTTAGATGGTTTTGACCTTGCAGAATTTGAACCAAGATAATGTCTTTAAATTTTGCGTAACTTTGCAACTAAATTAAATTAAATCAAATGGATATCAAAGTAAGAGAAGTGTCGGCTGAAGAAAAGTCGTCTCAAGAAATAGAACAAGAACTCCTTGACAAGCATGAGGAGAAGCAACAGTCAGAGACTGGGCAAGATAATGTAGAGGTAGTTGAAGAACCATCTACAGAAGAAACAACAGGAGAAGAAAAAGTAGAACAGCAAACTTCCCCTGAAGTAGAAGAAACTCCAGAAGTAAAAGAGCTGGATGAAAATGAAGTTCTTTCATATATTGGAAAAAGATACGGTAAGGAAATTAATTCTATTGACGAATTAGTTAGCAAGCGTGAGGAAAGCGAACCGCTTCCCGAAGACGTTGCCGCTTACCTTAAGTATAAAAAAGAAACTGGACGTGGTTTTAATGATTTTGCAAAATTGCAAAAAGATTATTCTGATTTAAGTCCAGATGCTTTGCTAAGAGAGTATTATACAATAACTGAAGATGGTTTAGACCCTGAAGACATAGATGATATGATGGATGAGTTTAGTATTGATGAAGATATACATGAACCAACTGAAATTAAGAAAATAAAACTAGCAAAGAAAAAAGAGATTGCTAAAGCTAAAAAGTTTTTACGTCAACAACAGGAACAATACAAACAGCCCCTTGAGTCAAGGGAAAGTTCTGCCTCTGTAAATAACGATGAACTAATAGAATATAGGCAATATTTAGAGTCAGCTAAAACACAACAAGATGATGCATCTCAAAAACGTGAATGGTTTATCAAAAAAAGTGATGAAGTATTCAGCTCCGAGTTTAAAGGTTTTAAATTCAATGTAGGAGATAAAGATGTTGTTTATTCGCCAGGTAGTGCTTCTGAACTTAAAAAAGCTCAAGAAAGTCCATTAAATTTTATTAATAAATATTTGGACACTAAGGGTTTTATGAAAGACGCAGAAGGATACCATCGTGCTTTAGCTATCGCAATGAACCCTGAAAGATTTGCTCAGTTCTTTTATGAACAAGGCCAATCAACAGCAACAGATGATGTAATACGTAAAACTAAAAATATAAATATGAGTGAGCGTAGTGCGCCAGAGGTTTCTGTCAAATCAGGTTTTCAAGTGAAAGCAGTTTCTCAGCCTTCGAGCAAAGGACTGCGAATTAAGAGTATTAAAAAAACGTAATAATAATTTAAAAATAATATAACATGGCAGGACAAGTAAAAGCAACGCCAACATTCGCGTTGACTCCGAGTTCAGAAAGAACTCCAACAGCCCAAAACTATATTGTAAATTTTGATTTCTTAAATCAGTATCTACCAGATACGTATGAAAAAGAATTTGAAAGATACGGTAATAGAACGATTTCTTCATTCTTAAGAATGGTAGGAGCGGAAATGCCTACAAACTCAGACCTTATCAAATGGGCAGAGCAAGGTAGGTTACACACGAAATATACAAGCGTAGGTACTGCAGCAGCAGGAGCTGCTGACCAAGCTGTATTTCAGGTAAACGATGCAATCGACCCAGCGACTGCTGAGCAAGTAATCAGAGTAGGACAAACTATTGTAGTTGTTCAAAACGATGGTTCAGGTCTTAACAAAGCAGTAGTAAGCGCAGTAAACAATGCCGGTGGTGGTAAAGGACAGTTCACAGCTGACTTTTACGAAGCAGGTGGTTTAGTAACTGCAGGTACTGGTGTTGGTAATGCAGACGTTACAGTATTTATTTACGGTTCAGAATTTAAAAAAGGAACAGCAGGTATGGTAGGTTCATTAGAATCTAACGACTTCATTTTCGACAACAAGCCAATCATCATTAAAGATACTTACAACGTATCTGGTTCTGATATGGCACAAATCGGATGGGTAGAAGTAACTACTGAAGACGGTGCTACTGGTTACCTTTGGTATTTAAAGTCTGAGCACGAAACAAGATTAAGATTCGATGACTATTTAGAAACAGCTATGATTGAAGCTGTACCAGCTGAGCAAAACTCAGGTGCTGCTGCAATTTTAGGTAGCTCAGGTGCTGCTGCTAATCCAGGCGCAGGGTCTGATGGTATCTTCTATGCTGTTGCAAACAGAGGAAATATCTGGGATGGTGGTAATCCAACTACCTTAGCAGATTTTGATTCTATCATTAGTAGATTAGACAAACAAGGAGCTATTGAAGAAAATGTAATTTTCGCAAACAGACAATTCATTTTTGATATGGACGATATGTTAGCTGCTCAAAACTCTTATG